AAACGCTGTGCAATCTGGGCCTGGACTCGTGAGCAGGCTCCTTGTCGAGTGCGGAGAGGCTCTTTACGGGCCGCAGTGGCAGTCCGCGCTGGCCCGCGACCTGGCGGTTTCGGATCGCACTGTCCGCCGCTGGGTGGCCGGCTCGTCTGAGGCGCCAGCCGGCCTGTATCTTGACCTGCTGCGCCTGACGCAAGAGCGTGCTGCAGCGCTCGACGCACTCGCTCCACGGCTGCGCAAAGCGCCATAACACGCCCATCGAGCTGACCCATGCCGGCAGGCGGCATGGTCGCGGGTGGCTGCATCGTCTCGGCCGGCATGGTCAGCTCATGGGCACGATAGTCGGGAATCCGACAGCCTCCCGGTGGGAAAGTCCATCCCCATCAGGCCCGAGGTGGCGAACGGACAACCTGCACAAAGCCCGCACAACGCTGACGACAGCCGGTTAGCGCCAGGCGAACCAAGCAGGCCCGAGAGGACAACCTGAAAGGCGAACCGAACCCCGTTCAACTTTTAGGAGCACCACATGAGCACCACCGTAACGACGCAATTCGTCGTCGCCTGGGACACCGCCCTCCGCCTGGAGGCGCAGCAAACCGAATCCCGCCTGATGAAGGCCGTCAGTGATCGCGGCACCATCGAAGGCGCCTCGTTCACCATCAACAACCTGTCGAGCGCTGGCAACTTCGACGAGAACAACGTCCGCCACGGCGATACCCTCTGGTCCGAAATCGACCATACCGCCCGCAATGCGGTGATGCGCGATTTCTACAAAGCGTTCCCGATGGACCGCAACGACATCCCGAAGATGAAGGTCAACCCGGTGACGGGCGGCCAGTACATGTCTTCGCTGATGGCTGCGAAAAACCGCAAGTGCGACGAGATCATCTACCAAGCCGGTTTGGGCGCGATCCTGTCGCAAGACGGTTCCGTGAGCTACACCCTGCCCGCTGGCCAGATCATCGCAGGCGGCGGCACTGGCCTGACCAAGAGCAAGATTATTCAAACCAAGTCCATCTTTGCCGCGAACGAAGCGGACGAGGACAGCGGCGAAGAGCTGTACTTCCTGTACGACGATCTGGCTCTGCAGCAAGTGCTGGGCGACACCACCCTGACCAGCTCCGACTTCCTTGCCGTGCAGATGCTGCAAAGCGGCACGCTCAAAGGCAAGTGGATGGGCTTCAACTGGATCAAGTACCAGGGTCTGAACCGCGCTGGCTCCGTCCGCTCTTCGATGGCCTGGGCCAAGTCCGGCATCCACTTCGGGCGCGGCTACGAAGAGGGCAACGTGACCCGCCGCGCCGACAAGAAGGACACCTGGCAGGTGTCGATGGCCGCGAGCTACGGCGCCGGACGCCAGGACGACAAAAAAGTCGTTCGCGTGGACTTCCAGTAACCCCGAAGGAGTACAACATGCCTGAATTGAACAACATCACGCGATCCAGCCTGGCCATTGTGGCCGGTCGCAAGGCCGACCCGACCGCACAGAACCGCAAGCGCACCGTTGTGGTGGAAACGCCCGCGACCTACGCAGCACCTGCCAACGGCGACACCTTCGCCACTGGCATCGTCCTGATCAAGGGCACTCGCCTGTGCGCTGGCGTCACGCTGTCCAACGCTGCGAACGCGGCTTCTGTCACTCTGGCGATGGGTCTGCGCGATCCGATCACCAAGGTGGCCGTCGATGCGACCGCGATCATGGCCGCGACCGCGATCACGACCGCCCAGACCATCCAAGTGAACACCGGGACCAAGATCACCGCAGGTCAGTCCTACGTTCTGCCGCAAGACTGCGAAATCTACGGCACCCTCGCTGGCGCGACCCCGAACGCAAACGTCGCGATCCGTGTCGAGATCGACTACGTGGCCCCCTGATCCGTGCAGTTGCCATCGTGGTGGGCTTCCGCCGCTGTGGCGAATTCAATGGGGGGGCTTCGGTCCCCCCATTTTTCGTTGAAGGGATGCCAACATGACCACACCAGTTTCGATCTGCGCGCAAGCCCTGCTGATGCTGGGTAAAGAACCCATTGCCGACTTCAACGAGGGCAGCGACCGGGCGAAGTACTGCGCGAACCTGTACCCGGCGCTGCGGGACCAGCTGCTGCGCAAGCACTTCTGGAATTGCGCGATCAAGCGCGTGCTGCTGTCGCCACTGAGCACGCCACCGGCTTTCGGGTTCACGGCACAGTTTCAGCTACCCGCCGACTTCCTGCGGGTGTGCGAGGTGGGCATGCCTGGCCGCACGGTGGTGGACTTCCAGATCGAGAATCGGACCATCCTGGCGAACGCCCAATCACTGCCGCTGCGCTACGTGTGGCGCGCTGACGAAGCGCAATGGGATGGTTCCCTTGTGCACGTGGCGACCGTGATGATGGCTGCGCTGCTGGCCTACCCGGTGACGCAATCGACCAGCCTGCGCGACTCCATGCAGCAGGATGCGGTGCGAGCCCTGCGCGAGGCCAAGAGCATCGACGCGCAGGAGAACCCGAGCGAGACCATGGGCGACGAGTTCCCGCTGCTGGCCGGACGGTTCTGACATGGCCAAGGTCATCCCGATCCAGACCAACTTCACGGCGGGCGAGCTGTCCCCGCGCGTGAATTCGCGCGTCGACATCGCCAAGTACAACAACGGGTTGAAGGTCGCCGAGAACCTGGAGATCCTGATCCACGGCGGCGCGCGTGGTCGACCTGGCTCCCGCTACGTGGCCGAGGTCAAGGACAGCACAAAGGCCGTGCGCCTGATCGAATTCGTGTTCAACCGTGAGCAGGCCTACATGCTGGAGTTCGGCGATCAGTACATGCGCGTGTTCAAGGACGGCGCCCCGGTGCTGGTGCTGGGTGTGCCCTACGAGATCGCCACCCCGTACACCTCGGCCATGCTGCCCGATCTGTCCTATGTGCAGGGCGCTGACACGATGTTCCTCGCGCACCCTGACGTGCCTGTTCACCGGTTGCAGCGCTTCGGGGATGCGTCGTGGCGCATGCTGGCCGCGGCGTTCACCGTGGAGCCGTTCGACGAGCTGGGGCACACGCCGGCCGCTGCACTCACGCTGTCGGCTGCAACGGTGGGCGCTGGCCGCACGTTCACCAGTGCCGACCAGTTCCTGCCCGCCGATGTGGGGCGCTACATCGTGTCGGGCAGCGGGACGGCAACGATCACGGCCTACGTGGGCGTGAACAGTGTCACCTGTGAAATCAAGAGCGCGTTTTCTGGCACCTCGATTGCGTCGGGCGCCTGGACGATCACGGCCAGCCCGCAGACCACGCTGACGCCTTCCGCGTTTGAGCCGGTGGGCGCCACGATCACGGCCACACTGGCGGCTGCCGGGTGGCGTGCTGCCGATGTGGGCAAGTACGTGAAGGTGAATACCGGTCTGATCCGAATTACCGGCATCACCAGCCCGACCGTCGCAAACGCAACCATTGCGCAGGCGCTGACCAGCGGCACCGGTGCCATACCCAACTCGTGGACGCTGAACGCCTCGGTGTGGAACGGCTCCAGCAAGTACCCGCGCGCCGTGACCTTGTACGAGCAGCGCCTGCAGCTGGCGGGCTCTCCAGGCTACTCGCAGACCGTTTGGGGCTCCCGCATCGGTGACGTGCTGAACTTTGAGCCGGGCACCAAGGACGACGACGCATACGCCTATGAGGTCAGCACCTCGCACATCTCGCCCATTCAGCACCTGGCCAACGCCTCGCGCCTGATGGTGTTTACCAACTTCAACGAGATGAGCATTCGGGGGGGCGTGGAGAAGCCGATCACACCGACCAGCCTGCAGAAAAAGGACGAGAGCACGGCCGGGGCCAACCGCGTGCGGCCGGTGAAAGTGGGGAACGAACTGATCTTTGTGCAGCGCGCCGGAAAGAAGGTGCGCGCCCTGGGCTACCGCTACGACATCGACGGTTTCGATGCACCAGACCGAACGGTGTTCAGCGAGCACATTACCGGGCCGGGCATCACGGACATGGCGTTCCAGCAGGAGCCCGAAGCGCAGCTGTATTGCGTGCGCTCTGACGGCCAGATGGCGGTCTGTGCCTACAACGTCGATCAGGACGTGATCGCCTGGGGCCGGTGGATCACCAGCGGCGTCTATGAGTCGGTGGCCAGCATCCCGACCAGCGCCTCGGAACAGACTTGGACCATCGTGCGCCGCACGGTCGGCGGGGTGCAGAAGCGATACATCGAGGTGTTCGACCAATCGGTGAAGACAGACTGCGCCGTGACTGCCAGCGCCGGTACAGCGACCGCCACATGGTCGGGCCTGGGCCATCTGGAGGGACGCACGGTGCAGGCTGTGGCCGATGGGGTGTATCAGGGTGAGTTCACCGTGACCGGTGGCGCCGTGACCCTGCCGCGCGCTGCTCTGGCCGTGGAGTTCGGCCTGGGCTACGTGGCCCGTATGACGCTCCTGAACCCCGAGGTTGGTTCACCCGGTGGAACCTCGCAGGGTGCTGCGATCAGCGTGGGCGAAGTGATCGTGCGCGTGCTGGACACCTCGGCCGTGACCATCAACGGGCAGGTCAAGACCTTCCGGCGCATGGATGGCGAACTGCTGGACCGCCCGCCCGCCATCGGCTCCGGCGACCTGCGCGAGATCACGCTGTCGGATCAGCTCTACCGCAACGAGCTGACCATCGAGCAGTCCTCGCCGATGGACTTCCACGTGCTGGCCGTGATCCGCAAATGCACCGTCAACGACTGAGGGCCACACCATGATCAGACCCGCAACACTGGCCGACACGATGCGCATCGTCGAGATCGGCGAAGCCCTGCACCGGGAATCGACATACCGAGACATACCGTTCAGCAGAGACAAGGTGATCGGCCTCATGCGCTCGCTGATCCAAGGCGGCGGCGTGGTGTTCGTGGCCGAGAAGGGCGGGGAGGTCGTCGGCGGCATCGCTGGGGGCGTCACCTCGCACTGGTTCAGCGACGAGCTGACCGGCTTCGAATACTCGTTCTTCGTGCTGCCCGAGCATCGGCATGGGCTGGTGGCTATGAAATTGATCCTTGCAATGAAAGCATGGTGCAAGGCGATGGGCGCCAAGACGTTGAAGCTAGGCATCACTACGGGGATCAACACCGAGGGCACCGCCCGTTTTTACCGGCACATGGGATTCACCGATGGCGGTCTGTTGTTTGAAGGGAAACTGTGATGGGCATTGAAACCGCGCTTTTGATTTCCGCCGCTGTGTCGGCTGGCTCTGCTGTCATGCAGGGGGTGCAAGCCAACAAAATGGGCAAGTACCAACAGGCACAAGCACAAGCCGATGCAGACGCCGCTGCTGCATCTGCTCGGCTTGAGGCTGGGAACATTCGCAAGGCCGGAGAACGACAGCGCAGCGCAGCCCGCGCAGCACTTGCGGCCAGCGGTGTGAACGTGGACGAAGGCACCTCCGAATTGATCAACACCGAAATCACGCAGAACGCCGAACAGGACGCGCTGACGACGATTCAGACCGGTGGCAACCGCGCCCGGATGATCAACGCAGAAGGTGACATGGCGCGTATCCAAGGCCGCAACGCACAGACGGCGGGCTTTCTGAGCGCTGGCAGTACCGCCCTGAGCGCTGGCGCAACCTATGGCCGTTCACGCGGCTGGAGGGCGTAAGCATGGCCCGCATTCCAATGGGTGACTTTGGCGGGCTGGTGCCCGAGGCCCGACGCACCCCGACCGCATCGGCGGCACAGCTTGACGGCGGATTGTCCGAGGCGGCGCAGCGCTTGGGCCGCACCGGCATGGGCATTGCCACCGACATGATCGACACACGCCTGAGTGCAGAGGCCAAGGCTGCCGCCAAGGTGGCCGCAGATGCCGAGCGCGAGCGCGAGAAGCAGGCCGCGCGCGCCGAACGGGTAGAGCAGCTGACCGCACATGCTGGCATCCAGACCGGCCTCGCCGACCTGCACGACGAGATCGGCAACGGCCTGGCGACCGGGGCCATGAGCAAGGACGACGCCCGCAAGCAGTGGACCGAGCTCAGCCAGAAGGTAATCGGCGACAACGTGACCAGGCTTCCGCCCGATGTGGGCGCGCTGGTGAATGCCGAGATGCTGGGGCTGTCCGGGCGGCTGGCCAACAGCCTGGAGGACAAGATCAGGGCCAAGGACCAGAAGGACGCCGACGCGGGCCTGATGGTCTACAAAGAGCAGATGCAGCGCTTTGCGACCACCGACATGGCCACGGCCGTGAAGCAGTGGGAGAGCGTGGCCCGGCAGTCAGGCGGGCAGGCGGGATGGAGCCCTGAGAAGATCGAGAAGGAAGTGCAGACCTTCCGTGAGGGCGTGGCCTACACCAAGGCATACAGCACCCTGAGCGCGGCCCGTGACATGAAGGGGCTGCAGGCGGCCGAGAACCTGCTGAACCAGCTGCCCGACCTCGACCCGCAACGCCGCGCAACGCTGGAAAACACGATCACGACCCGGCGCATGGCGCTGAACCAACAGGCGGAAATGGCCGCGAACCGACAGGCCCGGGCAGCAGAAGCCGGGTTCCGCCGCGCTGAAGCAGCGTTTCAGACCTTCCAAGCGATGGCCGACAAGGGCACTGCACTTGATCCAAAGTACGTGGATCAGGTTGTCGCGCAGACCGCAGGCACGCCGTACCAGGCGGGCGTCAAGGCCATGGCACAGCAGGCGGTGGAGAACGGCGGCATTGCTGCCCAGCCCATTGCACAGCAGCAGGCAGCGCTCGACGCCATCAACGCACAGATTGCTCGCGAAGGCCGCAGCCCTGCGCTTGACAAGCGGCGCGAGCAGCTGGAGAAGGTTGTGCAGGGTAGCCGCGGCGACTTGGAAAAGTCCGGTGGCCTGCGTGCCGGGCTGGAGCGTGGCGTGATTGACCAGATCGCACCGCTTGACATGCGCAACCTGCAAAACCTGCCGGAGTCCATCGCCGCCCGGGTGCAGCAAGCCGACACCGTGTCGCGCGGCTGGGCCGGTGCCACCGTGTCGCCACTGCTTCCCGAGGAGGCCGACGCGCTGGCCGGGACGCTGGGCAACCTGGCACCGGCCGAACGTTCGACCGCGATTGCCGCGCTGTCGCGCGCGGTGCCTCCGAAGCAGATGGCCGCCATCGCCAAGCAGATCGACGGCAAAGACCGGGCGCTTGCGCTGTCCATGGCGCTGGGAACATCGGGCACCACCTCCGGGCGGTACACCTCCGAACTGGTGATCAAGGGCGCGCAGGCAATCAAGGACAAGGGCGTCAAGCTGGACAGCAGCGCAGTTACTGGCACCCGGGCACGTGCTGCCGAGTACCTGGGCGATGCGCTGCAGGGCAAGGCCCGCGACGATGTGCTGGACGCTGCGGCCCTGATCTTTGCCGGGCAGGAAGCCGAGGGCAGCGGGGATATTCGCCGCGCGGTTCGCCTGGCCATCCGTGGCGATGTGGTGGAGCGCAACGGGCGCAAGCTGCCGATCCCGGCCGGTGTGGAGCCGGACAAGTTCGACCAGGCGCTGACCAGTGCCGCGCGGCGCACGGTGGGCACCAGTAATGTCTACGTCAGCGGCAAGCCCATGGAGGCCGAGCAGTTCCTGCAGGCGCTGCCGGGCGCGCAGCTTGAGCCGGTGGGCAATGGCCGGTACACGGTGCGCGCTGGACCCGCGCTGGTGACGACTGACGGCAAGAAGCCGCTGATCCTGGGGGTGGGCAATGTCGCTCCTTGACCTTCACGAAGACGAGCTAATTAGCGCGTCCGAGGCGGCGCCACCTGTCGCACCCCGCAAGCAGGACCCATCGTTCAGCACCTGGGGCGCGGTCACTGGTGTGGTGAAGGCGGTCCCGGCTGGCGTGGCTGAAATGACGGCATCGGGCATTGACCTGCTTTCCGGCCTGTCGAAAGTGGACGTCAGCGCCAAGGCCATGGCCGACAGTCAGACCGAGGAAGGCCGCAAGCGGGTGCAGAAAAAGGCACAGGAAACGCTGGAGACCGGGTTCAGATCAGACCCGGGCCGCAGCTTGCGCAACGTGGCGAAGGACTACATGCCCGACCCGCAGACCGCGCACGGTGCCGAGGTGGCCGTCGCCGAGTTTGCGCGCATGGCAACCAAGGCCATCGGCGCGGGCATTGTGCTGGGGCCGGTGGCCGGTGCGCTGGCGGCCGGTGCTGAGGAAGGTTTCACCGCGTCCGACAAGCTGGCCGAGCAGGGCGTCGATGTGGGCACCCGCACGCAGGTGGGCGTGCTCACGGGCGCTGTCACCGGGCTGGGCTTCGCTCTGCCGGTGGCTGGCAAAACATGGGCGCAGACGGTCGGCCTCGCGCTGGCCGGTGGTCCCGCCTCGTTCATGGCGCAGAACGCCGGGACGCGGGAGATCCTGCAGCGGGCGGAATACGGCAAGCTGGCCGACCAGTACGACCCATTCGACCCGGTGGGCCTGACGCTTTCTACGCTGGTTCCGCTGGGCTTTGGCGCGGTGGCGATGCGTGGCGCCGCCAAGCGTGCAGCCGCTGGCAAGCCGGTGCCAGAAATTGCACCAGTGGCCCCCGAGGTGGTGGACGCCGCCCGGGTGCAGTTGCTGCGCGAGAACGTGGACGCGCACCGAGCAACACCGCCCGAGGACTTCGCAGCCGCGCAGGCGCACGAAGCCGCGGTGTCCAAGGCGCTGGACCAGCTGGCGAACGGGCAGCGGGTGGAGGTGCAGGACATCCCCGACGCCGCGCTGGTGCAGATCACCGAGACGATGCGCATGCGCCTGGAGCCAGCGCGCGCCGAGGTCGGCAAGGTGCCCGACCTGGCCGAGTTCATTGATGTGCAGGGCATCGACGTTGCAGCGCCGGCCGCACAAGCCACCACGCGCGGCAATGCCTTTGTGTCGTGGATCAAGAGCGTGGGCGGCATTGACGCTGGCGAGAAGTTCGACATCGTTGGGGAGCAGGGTATTCGCGGGAACTACGCCGGCATTTTCACCAAGGGCGGCAAAGCCCTGGACGTGCTGGCCGAAGAGGCCGTGCAGGCCGGATACCTGAGCCGGGCCGATGTGGAGGCCGCGACCGACACAGGCGGCACGCGCGCACTGTCTGAGCTGATACGCCGTGCCACAACGGGCGAGAAGGTTCTGACGGTGGAGCAGGCCGAGGCCGCGATGATGGCCGACGCCCAGGCCCGGGGAGCACGCACAGCCGCCGAACAGATGGAGCGCGAGCTGATCGCCCTGGGCGTGGACCCGACGCCCGCACGCGGCAATGCCGACGCGCTGGGCCAGTACCTGGCCGAGAACCGCACGGCGCTGGTCAATGCGAAGCTGGCCGAGCTGGATGCGCAGTTGCAGCAGGTGCGGATCGAGATCGGTGAAGCCTACGACCTGAACCCCAAGCAGATCGACCAACAGCAGCGCATCGCCCTGGCGGCCGAACTGGACGAGGCCGCTGTGGAGCGGGCCGCCATCCAAGCCGCTGATGAAATTGACTTCCTGAACCGGATCGAGGAGATTCTGAGCCATGAACCCCGAAGTGCAAAAGCTGATGCAGGCGGCCAAGGCCCTGCGCGAGACCCCGCAGTTCAAGCAGGCGATGCAGCCCAAGGCGCCGCAACCGATGCCGGAACAGCAGCCAAGCCCGCCCGCTTCGACATCGACACCATCGCCCGACAAGCCGCCGACTTCCTGAGCGACGGACGCAGCCCGGCCGAGGTCATCGGCCGCATGCAGGCCAGCGGGCAGACCATCGCCCCCGAGCTGCAGAACATGATCGTGGGCGCCGCTGAGTTCGGCCGGCGCATGCCCGAGCTGATCGACCAGTTCCGCGCGCTGGAGGCCCGCAACGCAGGTGCACCACCTCAGAACCTGATCGCCGACGCCATCGAACGCATGCGCGCAGGCCAGCCGGTGGACGCTGGACCAGCACCGGCCAGCCCACTACAGGCAAGGCTCGACGCGGAAATAGTCGGGAATCCGGCTGCGATGGACACCAGACTTCCAATCGCTTTCGACGACGCCGGGAAGGTCACGGAGACCATGACGGCCCGCGAGTATCTCGACGCCGTGGCGGCTGAGGCGGCGCAGGAGTCCGCCGACGCGAACCTTCTACAAGTTGCCGCCAACTGCTTTCTAACCTCTGGAGCCTGACACATGGAATATTCAGTTGCAGTGCGTGACGCACAAAATGACGCGCTTGAAACCACCGTGGGCGCAGCGCCCACGCTGCGCATTTTCAGTGGCGCCAAGCCTGCCAACTGTGCAGCCGCTGACGCTGGCACGCTGCTGGCGACCGGCGCACTGCCGAGCGACTGGCTAACGGCTTCCAGTGCTGGCGTGAAATCCCGCAACGGAACGTGGACGCTGACCGGCCAATCCGGTGCTGGTGCGGGCACGGCTGGCACTTACTGGCGGATCAACCAGGGTGCGACCTGCCACATGCAAGGCACGTTCGGGGTCGGTCAGGAGATGGTGCCGGACAACAACAGCATCGCCAACGGCCAGACGGTTTCGATCACCACGTTTGCGATCACCCGTAACAACGCTTAATCATGACCATTCGTGACGACGACGAGTTCAAGGCCGCGCTAAAGTGGGATGTGGTCACTGGCCGCACGGCGACACGCACGACTGTCGCACTGAGTCCGTTCTCTGTGTTTGACATTGCAGGCAACCCCGGCGCGGGTACTCTGGCCATCGGCAACACTGCCAACGGTGTGAGCCACACAAAAGCCACGGCGGGGTATCCAAGTTTCCCGGATGCACCAGCGGGTCAGGGGTGGTATCTCGCTGGCATCGACGGCCTAAGCAGTGTTGCAGGCACGCGGGAGCTTTATGACTTCGTTTATTCCTGCGGTGCCCATGCATTCAACGCTTCTCAGGCACTGACCTCGCAGCCGTCGATTGACGACCGTTTGAGGGTTGCCCCTCCATGGGGGGCTTCTACAGTTTTCCGTGCGGGCGATCTGGTCACAAACGGGTCTGCGCCGATCAAGCTGTACATCTGCACGGTGGGCGGTACATCTGCCGGTTCTGGCGGACCAACGACGACCGGAACCGCGATCACTGACGGCACGGTGACATGGCGGTACATCAGTCCTGGCCTGAACTACTCAAGCCTTGAAATCCTGGTCGAAGCCGTCACAGCCGGAACGGGTAACCAAGCCGTTAACGTGACTTACTCGACGATGGCTGCCGACGGTGTGACATTGACCGGATCACGCACGACCGGCGCGGTTGGTGTGGGCGCTGCGCTGATTGTGGGCCGGATGTATCGACTACCGTTGCAGTCTGGTGATGCGAACGCCGCACTGTTGACCAACATTGTGGGATCGGTGGCCACGGCTGGTACTTTCAATGTCCATTTGGCCCGAAAGATTCCGGGTCGATTCTCTGTCGCTGTATCCCCGTTTGCTGACCAGTTCGGCTATGACCGCACGCGCCTGCCGTACATTCCGAACAACGCGGCGTTGCGTGAGGTGCAGACCCTTGCTGGCACCACGTCTGCCACACTGCCAATCACGCTGACACTGGCCCTGGGGT